GATGATCAACGCGATGGAGGACATCTCCAAACGCGGCGGTCGTCAGGCGATCGCGGCACCTCGAAAGCGTGGCAAGTCCGAGCTGACGAAGGGCATGATCACGAAACTCGTCCTGGATGGATCGATTCGGTTTCCGCTGGCCGTGGCTGCGACGACCGATCACGCTCACAAGCTCTATGCTGACTTCCGCAACAAGTTCGCGACCAACGATTTGTTGCTAGCAGACTTCCCAGAGATTTGCTATCCGATCCGGGCTCTCGAGGGTGCTCCTCAGCGAGCTGGCAAGCAACACGTTGACGGCTTTTTGACTCGGATCGTTTGGACATCCAACGACTACTTGAGCTTCCCGTACGTGCCTGGGTCACCTTATGGCGGGGTGAAGTACACATACTTTGGGCTCGATTCGGCGATCCGCGGCATCAACATCGACGGCGACCGGCCTGATTTCGTGGTTATCGACGATCCGGAGACCGAAGAGTCGGCACGAAACATCGAACAGATCCAGAAACGCGAGTTGCTGATCGACCGTGGCATTTCCGGCCTGGGTGGAGACGACAAAGAGTTGGCGATCGTGCTTCTGACGACGATCCAGAACCGTTACTGCCTGTCGTTTCGCGTCACCGATCGCAAGATTAAGCCCGCCTGGAACGGCATGCGGTTCGGCATGATCGAAAAGTGGCCGGACAAGATGGAAATGTGGGAAGAGTACATCGCGATCCGGCACCAGGCACAAACGGAAGGCGACAAGTACGGTCTCAAGGCTGTCGAGTTCTATCTGGCGAACCGAGAAGCGATGGACGCGGGCGCCACGATGCTGACTGACGAGTTTATTCGCGTCACGCTCGACAACGGCATGGAATGCGTCCACTCGTCGCTGCAGCAATGCTGGAACTTCATCGCGACGACCAGCATGTCGGCATTTTTGACCGAATACCAAAACGATCCCGAGCCTGAAGAGATGATCGAGACCGCTGGCATCAATCCGGCCAGGGTGCAAAGCAGGCTTGCCGTCACATTTCAGGGCCAGATTCCCAAAGAGTCGATCTGCCAGGTCATGGGCATCGACCTCGGTAAGTACGCTTCCCACTGGACGGCCATCGCGTGCGACGAGGGAGCTTCCGGGACGATCTACGATTACGGAGTCATCGAAACATACGGCCTTGGTCGCGAATCGACCGACGAAGCGACTCAAAAAGCCATCCTCGCATCGCTCGAGACGTTCGCCGAGCAGCTCGGCAAGGAAAACCGGTTGCCGCTGTTGTGCCTGGTCGACTCTGGGACGTTTACACAGACCGCTTACGAGTTCTGTCGACGTTTTGGCCCGCCGTTCTTTCCTGCCAAGGGGTGGAAGTCAACGCGGTTTCGAGTTCCGCAAGAAACCGAGACGAAAAAGCCGTTTGAGGAAGCCTGGGCACACTTTCTCAGCGACGATCAAGTGTGGCTCTACAACGTCAACACCGAATACTGGAAGCACGAGCTTCACCAATGCTTTTTGATCAATCCGTTCGACGAAACCGACTCGCGAATCGATGGCTCATTGGTTCTTTTCAATCCAGGAAACGATAAAAAAAAGCATCTTTCATTCTCACATCATATTTGCTCCGAGGAATTGAGATTGGTTCCTGTCGTCGGCAAAGAGGTAAAGCGAGAGTGGTACGTCAAGAGCAGAACCAACCACTGGCTGGACGCTTCGGCGCTCGCGAAGGCTGCAATGTCTTGCGTCGGCATTCGCGTTGTACCGAAGTCCATTCAGCAGCCGCAAGGCCAGGCTTCTATCCGGCAGGGCATGACCAATCAGTACGGCCAGTCATTTGTTGCCACTAGGGACTGATTTATGAGTCGATTGCCGACGGTCCAAAGCCGTCAACCAGCAAAGCAGAGCACAACTCGCGTCGAGCCCGCCTCGACGGATCATGCTGAAGAAGAAAAGCAGACGGAGCCGGTTGCTGCATCACTTCCGCCTATTGAGTTTGCAACCGTCGCTTGCGATCTGTCATTTGCTACAAATTCTCGTTCTGCTTCAACGAGGAAGAACTTAACAATTCGTCTCACAGCTCGTCAGGCTATTGCTATGCGGCTTCTGTTGATGGGCTTCGAGCAAGAGGTTGGTTCCATACATGGCCGACGACCTAACGAGCAAGATTGGTTGCGTCATGTTCTTGATAAGGTTGCTAACGCAGCAAACGTCGAATCGTACGAATCAAATAATCATTGATTCTTACGCTTTAATTTGTTGAAACCGTTTTACTTGTTGGTGATCATTCACGCATGGCAGCCACTTACGCAAGCGTCATGGACGCACTATCCGATAACGCGGACTTCGAAGAAGTCGGTTCTGTCGCCAAAGCCAAGGCTTACATCACGGCGGCGAATCGTTTTTTCGTCTTGGTGCCCGAAGAAACCCGCGATCACGAAGGGCACTCGGCCCGAATGAGTATCGCAGCCATCCAGGAAACGTTGCAGCGTGCTCGATCATTTGTCGCCACCCAGGATGTGAACAACACCGGCTCACGAGTCCTTCACCCTGGAGACTTTTTCCGTGGCTAGACGCAAGCTGACGCCTACATTCCAAGAAGGCTGGTCGGACATGAAGGCCGACTACGAAATGACGAAGGCCAGTCGTTTCGTACGCAAGCGGACCGGCGTCACGGCCCGCGGCTCGGGCGAAGACTATCATTTTCGTATCGAGACCAGCTACTACAGTTCGATGGAGCAGGCTCGCGACATGGCCCGCAACGATGCGACCATCGGCATGTTAGCCGATCGACGCGTCGACAACATCATTCAGAGCGGCTTCACTCTTTCGCCGAACACTGGCGACAAAGGCGTCGACGACGAGCTGTTCTATCGCTGGCGGGACTTCGCCGAGGATCCAGAGCAGTGCGACATCGCTTGCGAGCTGACCTGGCATGAGATGGAGCAGATTGCTTGCCGGTCGACCGACATCGACGGCGACATCGTCATGGTCGGCACGCAAGAGGGCTCGTTCCAGATGATCGAGGCCCACCTGATCCAGACTAAGACCAAGCGAAACGGCGTTTTCCTTGGCGTCCAGAAAAACGAGTATGGCAAGCGCGAGAAATACTGGATCGTCGAAGAAAAAGACCAGTTTGGCACTTTCGGCGAAGAACGCGACATCGACGTTCGGAACGAAGACGGGATCCGCCAGTTGTTTCACCTGTATCATCCGCGTCGAGTCCTCGGTACCCGCGGCGTCACGGCGTTGGCTCCAGTCATGCGATATGCTGGCATGTTCGAAGATATCAACTTTGCTAAGCTGGTCCAACAGCAGGTCGCGAGCTGCTTCGCCATCATTCGCCAGCGAGCCGCGAACGCTCCCCTGCCAGGTGCAGGCAGCTACGGCCAGACGTCGATCGAGCAAACGTCCACCGGTCAGAGCCGCACAAGCGAGGGCGTCTCACCTGGCATGGAGTTCATCGGCAGTCCTGGCGAAACGCTTTCCGGCTTTAGTCCGAACGTTCCCAATCTTGAATACTTCATGCAGGTCAAGCTGATCCTGCAGATCCTCGGAGTCAACTTTGGCTTGCCGTTGTGCCTGGTGCTTATGGACGGCAGCGAAACCAACTTCTCTGGCTGGCGTGGCGCCGTCGACGAGGCCCGCAAAGGTTTCGTTTCTGACCAGCAGAACATCGCTCGTCGCTTCCACAAGCCCGCCTACCAGTGGTGGATTTATAAGCACATCCTGCCACTCGCAGAGTTCAAGAACCGAGCCGACACGCTGGATCTCTACCGTCACGATTGGGGCCTGCCGAAATGGTCCTACATCGAGCCCGTTGCCGATGCCGAAGGTGACGCGACCCAGCTCCGGAACGCACTGACGAGCCCGCGTCGCTTGCATCACGCGCGTGGCAACGATTGGGAAGAGGTCAGCGAAGAGATCATCGAAGACAACCTGTACGCGATCCAGCGAGCTGCAGCCAGGGCTTCCGAGTTCAACGCCAAGTTTTCCAGCATGCCTCCACTCACTTGGCGGGACCTCATTTCGCTACCGATGCCAGAGGGACAAACGCTCAGCCTCCAGGATCCAAACCTGGTTGCAAACAAAGCCAAGCCAGTCAAAGGGGTGACCAACAATGCTTAACCAAATCAATTTGTTCGGCGTCATCGGCGACCAGGTGCTCGCGTCTGCCGTCAAACAGCAAATAGAAGCGATGGACCAATCGCAACCGTTGCTCGTCCGCATCTACAGCGAGGGCGGAAGCGTCATCGACGGCTTTGCTCTGTACGACGCATTCAAAGCGTATCCAGGCCCAAAGAAAGCCGTCGTCGAACCAGCCGCCTTTTCGATCGCGTCCTACATCGCGATGGCATTCGACGAGGTCGAGATCAGCGAAAACGGCTACCTCATGATCCACAATCCATGGTCGGAAACCGAGGGCGACGATCAAGACCACATCCGAGCCGCCGAGACGCTTGCCAAGCTCAAGGAATCGATGGTCGTCGCTTACTGCGAGAAGACCGGCAAGTCTCGCGATGAAATGCTTGCTGTCATGGCCAAGGAAACCTGGCTCAGCGCCGAGGAGGCCTTAGCCCAGGGCTACGTCAACCGAATCACTTCAGCCAAAGCAGTCGATTTCAAAGCGGCTGCCAAGCTGAAAAACATGCCGCAAGGAGTTGTCCAGTCGCTGCGTGGCGACGGCTCCGATGCTGGCAAGACTCGTGAAACGACACAGGAGAAAACCATGTCGACATCACAACCCGTTGCCGCATCGTTGAGTGAAATCAAAGCGGCATTTCCAAAGGCGAAGGCCGAGTTTGTCCTGAAGTGCCTCGAGCGATCGTTGCCGATGGCTTCCGTCATGACTGAGATGATCAGCATGATGGAAGAAGAAAACAACGCTCTGCGAGCCGAGATGGAACAGATGAAGGCCAAGGCGATGGAGGAAGAAGCTGCCAAGGCCAAAGCTATGGAAGACGAGGAAGAAAAGGCCAAGGCTGTCGCCCAAGCCAAGGCAGGCGTTAAGCCGGTCGCCAAGGCTGGTGGATCCACCAAGCCTTCTGCCAAGGCTCAGTGGTACGCCGAAGTCAACCGTCGTCTCGAACTCGGCATCTCGCGCGTCGCTGCCATCAAGGCGATCGAAGTCGAAATGCCTGGCTTGCGTCAGCAAATGCTCGATGAAGTGAACGCTTAGTTCACTCAGTCTGGCAACAACCTCTTGAAATCCAAACCATTCAATCGGAGTAAAGAAAAATGAGTCAATCAAACCTGGGAATCAAAACGTTCCCAACTTCCAGTGTCGCGTTGGGCCAGTTCCTTCGCGTTCGCAATCCTTCCTCGTTGGCACTTGCCGGTGCTGCAGATCCTAGCCTCGGAACGCTGGTCAAGCCGGTGTTCACGACCGACTCGTTTGGAGCGGTCATGCTTGGAAACGTCGGTGGGACCCGCAAGATGGTTGCCGCTGGCGCCATTTCTGCCGGAGCACCTGTCTACGGTGCAGCGTCTGGCAAGATCGCTGCGACCGGGACCGTTTTTGAAGGCGTAGCGCTCGAAGCCGCAACTGCCGACGGCGACATCATCGAAGTGGCCGAAAACCTCTGGGACGTTGTTGGCAAGGTGTTGCACCTTCGCCAGCGAGTCACCACTGCTAATGTCAACTCCGGAACCACGCTACTGGCCGCAATTCCCGGCCTCAAGTACCGCGTAGTTGACATGGCACTGATTTCGATCGGTGGTGCGGCTTCCGGTGCAACGAGCGTCGACATTCGTGCCACGCAATCGGCGTCTGGTGTCAACTTGCTTGCTGCTGCCGTTGCTGGACTGACCCAAAACACGCTGTTGCGTGCTGGGGCGACCAACGCTGCCATCTTGGCTGCTGGCGCTTCGTTTGTGGCAAATGACGTCAACACGGCCATTACGTTGAATGCTACCGGAACCTTAGCAACATCGACGAATATCGACGTGTTGCTTTCCTACGTCATCGAGGGGTAGTTCGAAGCACTTTTGCTTTGAACGCATTACAAAACAAATCCATTCTAGGAGTTACAAACAATGCCATCACCATCTAGCAGCCTTTCGACACTGCGACCTGACCTCGCAGCGTTTTTCGAGTTCGATCTTGAAATGGAGAACGCAGGGTTCATTGGAACCCAGGTTCTTCCAGTCATCGAGGTCGGACTTCAAGCCGACAACCCTGGAAAGATTCCGTTGGAACAACTGCTCCAGGAAAACAACACGGCTCGCGCCTCGGGTGCTAACTACAACCGCGGCTCGTGGCGATTCGAAACCTTTTCGTACGCAACCAAAGAAAACGGCTTTGAAGAGCCGATTGACGCACGCGACGAAAAGCGTTACATGCACATCATCGACGCCGAACGAGTTGCTTCAGCTCGAGCGTTGGCAATGGTCATGCGAAACCATGAAAAGCGAGTCGCAGACGCAGTTTTCAACGCAACGACTTGGAGCGGTGCATCGTTGACAACGGGGATCACCAACGAATGGGACTCCAACCACAAGACCAACGCCGTACCCATCGACGACGTTGAAGGTGCGGTCCGCAAGGTCTACGACAACTCCGGTCTGTGGTGCAACGCGTTGATCATCAACCGCAAGGTTTTCCGCAACCTTCGCAATCTCGACCAAATCACCGACCGAATCGCTTCGGCAGGTGCTGGCGACGCAACCAAGGCTTCGGACATCACGCCAGCCATGTTGGCGATGGTGTTTGACCTGGATTACGTCATCGTGGCTGGTTCTTCGAAGAACAATGCCAAGGAAGGCCAGGCTGCAAGCGTTGGACAAATCTGGTCCGACGAATATGCGATGGTCTGCCGCATTGCGACGACCAACGACATTCGCGAAGCCTGCATCGGACGAACCTTCCACTGGTCGGAAGATGGCTCGGTCATCGGTGGAGCGATCGAAGAGTACTACGAAGAGCAAAGCCGGTCGCGAATCATTCGCGTGCGGCATGACACTGACGAAGTGATCATGTACCCGCAAGCCGGTCACCTCCTCAGCAACGTCACGACCTAGTCGCCATGAGCAACTTCTTCGGCACCCACTTCAAAACCGGAGCCGCACAGCACATGTTGCGGCTCTATGGCGAAACAGTCACGTACTATTTCGACGGTGCGGTGCCGGGTGTTGCTCGTCAAGCGATTGTGGTTCGCAATCCATTGGCAGTGATGGCGGAGCTTGGCCAGCAGGTCGGGCCCGCCGTTATTGTCAAGTTTCTCGACGACTCGGAGCAAGGCATTGCTTACGAAGACGTCAACGAAGAATCCGACCTGGTCGAAGTCGGCCTCGAGCAAGGCGAAACGCCATCGCGGAGACAGGTTACACAGATCCTTTCCAATGAGGCCGGGTGGACCCGGCTGCTGGTCCAGTAATGTTCACTATCACCGTCGATCCTTACAAAAAGCTCGAGTTGCTGGAACGGCTCCAGAACTTTGCTGACGGCATGGAAAAAGCGACGATGGACCGCACTCAGGAAGTGCTCGAAACCGGCCGAGCACGAACGATCCGCGAAATCGAACTCAGCAACGCATCGCGGCTGTCGACGTTTTATCGTGCGATCGGAATTGATCCTGCCAGTATGGATCGTACTGCCGAGACGGTCACTGGCTCACTGTACATCGACGACACATTCACAGTACCGATTGACGCGTTCCGTGCTTACCAGACTGATGTTGGCGTTGTTGTCCAGTTCGACCGCTACGCTACGGCCACGGCTTACTACCCGGGCGCGTTCGGTCCCGAGATTCCAAAGCTCGGCAACAAGATTTACCGACGCATCACACGCAAGCGGCTACCGATTGAAAAGATTGCCGACTTGAAAGCAACGGAGATCCCAGGCCTCAAGGAAAACCTAGAACGCCTGGCTCCCGAGATGCGAGCCGACTTCGTTCGCAAGGTAGAAAAAGATAAAGCGGCTTTGGTTAAGGAGTGGCGTCGATGGCATCGCCAGTAATCGAACTGATCGCTCTCGAGCTGCTCGACCGCCTGGAAGGACTCGACGACTACACCGTCGTGCGACCGGACCGCACCGGCACGAACATCACGCCGACCGATCGCACCATTGTGCTGCGTCAAATGCCATCGCAGCCGAACGACCAACTAAGCTGCCACGGTAACCCGCCCGCGATGGCGTTTAACGTCGTGTTCATGTGTGTCTGCTCGGTCCGCAATGTGTTCGGTGACGAGCCCGCCTACGATTCCGCCTGCAACCGAGCCGCGTCCGACATCATCTACGCCGTGACGCATCCATCGACCAATCCTGCTGGCTGGTGGACGTTCGCAGGCAATGCACTCAACGCCAGCATCGGCGCATCGACACCGTTCATTAGCAGCCAAGGCGAACGATCCGGTGTCATCGTTCCCGTACTTATCACCTACCGAGTTTCCGAAAACGACCATACCCAAGTGAGGCCATAATGTCTGTACTACTCGATAAAGCCAGGCTGTTTGCGTGCAAGACCGAAACGACCGTCGGAACAGCCGAAACGTTGACGGCTTCCGAGGCCGCTTACAACGTCTACAACCTTCGCATCAATCCACAAATCGACGTCGCTCAGCGCGAGGGCCAACAAGGATTCGGGCGGCTCGCATCGGTGCCTGGTGCTCGTATGGGTGTTGCGACGTTCGAGACTGGAATGCCCTACGACGGAACTACGATTCCGAGCTGGGCGTCGGTGCTCCTGCCAGCGTGTGGCGTCCCGGTTGCGACCGGAACCACGTATCGACCAAAGACCCAAGTTCCCGGCAGTGGCTCGGCCGTCAAGACGGTGACGATTGCGGGTTATTGCACTGGAAACGGCACGAACG